GTAATCCAAAACATCTGTTAGCATTTAAACTCAAGGGCGCAATTGAGCTACACTACAAGAAACAAATATATCGTGACACGCATAATCTCGAAGCTTAGTCACTAACTATTAACATATAACTATCGTTTGTCAATACATAGTTCGGTTGCAATTCCATCTTAAACAGCGTGGCCTCATTGTCGGTGCGCTTGTCAATAGAACGGAGTGGCATTGACAAGTAAGCATCCGATCAATGATAGCATCACTACCAGATGGAATTGCTTTGAACAGCTGACAGAGGTAGAGTATCCCAGCACTTGCTTATACTCTACGTGTACGTTCGATCAACCCCCCCCTCAGTATCCAATCTCTGCTGTTAAATAACCCTTCCACCCAGCATCTTCCACCACAAACGCACCCTACCTTCCCTTTCATCTTTTCTATCTCTGTACTTGGTTCGCGCACAAAATTTTTTTGGTTTGTGATATAATCCAAAACATGGATGCACTCGTTGATCGACAGCTCGAACAAGTTCCCCTACTCGATTTGACCGGCCGGGAATTTAATTTAATGTGGGTGGATGAAAAAGCACCTTTGTTTATTGCCAACAATCCCCTACACTGGAAAGCACGCAAGTTGCAGATACTTGCGGCGCGTCTTGAAAAGCAGCTTGAGCGCAACCCTGCGCAGTTTAATTCAAAAACGTACATGGATGTTATTGATCAATTAGGACAATGCATGAAGGAGATAAACGAGGATGACACGGTATTGGACGAGGGAAAGTTGGCTAACTCACGAGCCGGATCAGGAGAAGCGCCGCAAGTGGGCTCGGGAACTACCACTAGCGTGGATTCTGGAATATCAGCCGACAATCCTCTTTCCGGGGAAGGGTTACATAACCCTGGAACCGTACCCGTTTCAACAGGACTTCATACAGTGCCGGGACACGTACCGGGCGATCAATAAGCCGCGTCAGTGCGGTATTTCGACTATTGCCGCTGCTGAGGTTGCATGGGAGTTTTGTAATGTGCCCGGTGCGCAGATTGTGATTATTTCAAAGGATAAAGATGCAGCTGTGAACTTTCACACGTATGTTTATCAAATTTTGCGATCAGTTCGCGCAAACGATCCAAATTTTCCAAAGTTGGTGAAAGAAAACGAACGCGTTACGACGAATGAGCTCGGCGCTAAAATTACTTCTTTGGCCGCCGGCGCTGAAACCGGCCGATCATTTTCTGCAACGCATTTAATTTTTGACGAGATGGCGTTCGCGCAGTACGCTGATGATATTTGGCAAGCCGCATCCCCTACTCTATCGCGTACAAACGGCCGCGCAACTGTAATTTCGACACCAAAAGGTCGTGCAAATCTTTTTGCTCAGATTTTCGAAAAAACCGATCATATGGGTTTTACTACTTTTAATTATGGCTGGTGGGATGTCCCCGACTATAATCCATATTACGAGGAAATGATAAACGCTGCATCTGCTGCTGAACGAAAACAGTGGATTGAAAAGGCCAAAACTGGTAAGTGGTACCGATTAAATCGACCAACAAAAACTGATCTTGCTTGGCGGCAAGAATTTGAAGGTGCGTTTGATGCAAATCAAGGCTCTGTTTTTTCAACACGTCAACTTGAAAAGGTTTTTGAGCGCAACTATTTGACAAAAGTTGAGGATCCGAAAGGTATTTTTGATCAGTGGTACACAAAAGAAAAAGAAGATAATCACATTTACGTTTCTGCAACTGATTTAGGCCGCAAAAACGACGCGACAGTTCAAATTACATATGATATCACGACGCGTCCGGCAGAACTTGTTGAATTTGTACGTATTGAGCCTGGCCGAAGCGATTGGGAAATGATCGGTAAGGCTGTTAAGAATCGTTTGATTTATTGGGATTCTGAGGCTGTACACGACGGCACCGGTGTTGGTGACACTGCGACCGAAACTTTATATGGTTTAAGTGAGCCATTTTTCTTTACAAAAAATCTCAAACAAAATATAGTTGAACGTATGCAACACGCTTTCGATTATCGGATGGTTCGCATTCCGAAGATTGAGGCATTGTACAGAGAACATCAACGGTATATCTGGGAAGATAAAGACATCGTGCAAGATACGGTTATGGCAAACGCTATGGCAATATCACTATTTCACGAAATCGAAGATGTTTTTGTCGGTTTTGATCCAAACATTAACTACATTGATATGGAAAGTCCGGTACTCACATGACACCCTCGGGGCAAGTTTCGCAATACGATTTAAAGAAATTGAACAGTGAACTTGAGGACGCGTTGATTAATTTTAACGATTATCACGCAGATATGGATTTGCATCGCAATTATTACATGCGATCTGCTTTTTACCCTACTAAATCAGGTCAAGTTCGTTCAGCTACTGATTTAAGTTCTAATTTACTTCGCGTTTACGCTGATAAAAATATTCATTTTACGTCAAATTTTCCAACGATTAAAGTTCCTACTAGTGGAGCGAGCTCACCGGAACGTGAAGCTGCATCGAAACGTGAAAAAATTTTGCAGGCCGTTTGGCGTAAATCTGGCGGTAAAGCTTTGCAGAAACAATGGGCTTTCGATGGAACTATTCGATCATTAGCTGTTGCAGAAACTGGTTATGACATAAAAAATCGTTGTGCATTTGTTCGTCGTTACGATCCTCGATTTTGTTTTTGGCAGCTTAGCAATGCTAATGACAAGCGAGTAATTGCTTTTTGGGCTGTTTTCCCTATCACAAAAGATGAAGCGCAAAAAACTTATGGTGTAACGCCTACGCAACAACCTATTTCTCATACTGCTTTGACACAAGAATTTTTGAAAGATATTGATGGCAAAGATTGGTTTTTGATGGCGATTCGATGGGATGAAACCGTTCGTGTTGCGTGGGTTGGTGATCAGCTAATTGAGGAGCCGCACCAGCACATGATGCCGGGTGTTCCTGTTGATATTTGTAAGCCGTTTGACCATGGCGATTCAAAGGGTCGCGGTGCATTTTATCTTGAGCCTTTATTAGCACCACAGGCAGAATTGAACTATACGGTTCAACGTCGTTCGAGTATTGTCAGTCGCATGTCGAATCCACTTGTTTGGGGGCGCGGAATCATTAACCGCCAACTTGATGATGTCAAAGGCTCTATGAAGGGTGGCGGTTTTGTTGGTCTCAAACAAGGTGGTGAGCTTGGAATTTTGCAATTAAACGATGTTAAGCTGCTTAACGAGCACGAAGAATCTTTGCGTGCTGATCTCATGCGACTTTCTGGTTTTTCTGCTGCTGCAATGGGCGAGCTCGCTGGCGCAAACACTTCTGGTGACGCGCTAGGTATGTATTTCACACCAACACAGCGGCATATTGAAAATCAAAATATTTCGTGGATTAGTTTTTACGAATCGATTAACGCAAAGATTTTGCGTGTGACAGAAGCATTTACGAAAACTGGTGAAGTTGTCAGTTTGTCTGGTTATTCTCCACGCGGCACACTTATGCCGATGACTGATAACAGTGGCAAAATGGAATATCAATCTGGCGGTTTCAATGTTGAGTATACAAAGGAAGATATTGGCCACAACTACAACTCAATTGTTATTATGCCAGCGATCACTCCGAAAAATGAGCTTGAAGAAAAACGTCTTGTTGTTGAGGCTGTGACGCAGAAATTCTTGAGCCGCACTACTGCTTTTGAAATGTATGGTATTGAATCGCCACAAGATGAACTTGCGCTTCTTACTCAGGAACAGTCTGAGCCAGCTCTAAATCCACAAGGTATGCAGCAACTTGTTGCCGCTGCTCAACAAGCACAGCAGCAACCGCAAAACCCACAACTACCCACACCACAACCGGTAGGTCAGGAGCTTGCAGCGAATGTTCAACCTAAATAGCATTTTTAGTGGCGCGGTAAACACGATCAAGAGTATTCTTGGTCAAAAAGCGCCTGCACCAGCATCAGCTGCGCCTAAAAAACCAATCGTTATTACGCCGTCAAAACCAAATGTTGTTGCAACTTTCAATGTTCCCTCTGGCTCAATTCAAGGAACTACTGTTAATCCACAAAAAACTGTTTCTGGATCAACTATTCAAGGTGGTACTTTTTCCCAGGCTGCCGCTAAATCAACTAAAAAATTATCAGTTGTAACTACGACAGCTGGCGCAGAAAAGCAAAAAGCTGATTTGGATT